GAATCAATGTTTACCCCTCGATTGTTCATGTACAATTTAAATTCGCTATCAAATGCTTCTGTAATCAAACACTGTAATCTCTCGCAATATTTGTTAAATCGCAATTCTTGAATATATGCTGTACCAACTCGGCCATCATTAAAACTAGCTTGGCTGTCGTCTGCACCAGTTGGCAAATATGAACTTGGAATTCGTAATCCACGGAATAATTTATTGGTGAAATATTTTAAATCATCAATTTCGCCAAGATTTGTACCACCAGGCAATGTATCTACTTTACTCCCACGACCATCAGCAGTCATTGGGAAGAAATAATCTTCATTAATTGATAACGGATTGTAAGCTGAATCGATTACATTTTGACCGCCACCAGTTTGACTTGGTATTCTTCGTTGATGTATTTCATTTTTCACACGTTCAACAAATGCCATAGCTAAATGGCTAGGCATATTGCCAACATCAATGTGGAATATACGGCGTTCAGGAGCACGTTGAATACGATATATTAAGATCGCATCTTCAAGTAATTCTTTTTGTTTATATACTTTAAATATATTTTCTAATAAACTATTACCAAATGGGTAATTATTATCAAGACCTTCTGATAATGACAAATGAACTACGTGTTCTGCATCAATTGCGTTTTCTGTTTCAGATAACCCCCATCTACTACCAGAGCTACTAGAAGGATAAGCACCAGATGTCCCACGTTGTGTCGAACTTGTTCCCAAATATCCGCTACTTGGAATCACCCCACCACCATTTTGTCGTGGATTAATGTTTGGTGTTATCTGTGTTGCAACTAAATTTTCAAAATTAGGTGCTAAATCTTTAATAACGTATTGTTCTGGTTTTTTACCATCACTTTCATTTACAATTATTTTTACAATTTTACTTGGATCAACCCATGACCATTTCTGTGTTTCTGGGTCTCTGATGAAGAATGCATCACCATATTTGAATACATTTCTAACAATTCTAAAAATCCTAGTATCAAACAATTGTAATGTATTCCATTGTTGTAAATATTCACCAAGAATTCTTACTTCAGAATTTGTTGCTTTACTTCGCCATTTAACAGTAAATGGGCTTTTTCCATCTTTTAATTTTTGTGTACAGAATTCAGCTAGAATATCTAATGCTGCATTGATTTCTGGGTCACTATCCATTACTTCATACTGTTGGTATCTGTCAACTCTGTTTGGACTACCAGTATATACGTCTGGTAAATAACTAGAATAATTAGTTCTAGCTGGTCCAGGTTTAGAGTTGGAGTTTAATCCCGATACTGGACTTAATCCAGATCCCTCAGCCACCGGTGTAAAATACTTTTTCCATGTCATTTTAAAAATTCCTTATCTTGCGTTTAAATTAGGCGATAATTGCTTGGTTGCACGATATTGTTTATCAGTGGTTTCCAACATGTCTGATGTTGTTGATATTAGTTTAACCATTGATGTATTTAACGTTGCTAACTGCTCATTGATATCTTTTAAGGTTATATCAGATGCACCAGATGATGTTTCTTGTGTAACTTGTGGTGCTTGATTCACAGGTTCTATAGTAGGTTGTGGCATTTGATTCATTAAATTCGACGAAGTCATAGAAACAGAATTCATCATATTTTCAATGATATTTGCTTGTTTGCCACCCATTGTCTTTTGCATATCTGCTAAAAATTCTGGCACTTTTCCTTTTGGAACCACCGCCTCATTTCCATGTAAAATCGCTGACATTCCTGTACCGAAATCCTTGCCAAACCAATCACCAAATGATTCTTTTGTGCCGTTGGCAAATTGATTTTTCGTAGTAGAACCACCACTTGATGCCGCTAGGTTACCCATTAATTGGACTGTTGCGGCTGATATTGATTTAATATTTGATAAGCCTTGAATAGCACCCTTTTCTAACATTGAACCTATATCTTTAATAAATGTTCCGCTATCAATAGATTTAACAAAATCCTTACCAAAATCACCATACATTCGGTCGGACATTGGTTCGCCTGTTTTTTTATCGATTGTTGATATAAAATCATTAACTGTTGCCCCTTCGGTATTTTTCTTACTAACTGCATCGGCAAATCTAGCATTAGCTGCCAATACTGCTTCTTGAGGTTTTTTTGCAGCATCTTCAATCGCTCTACCAGTTTTAACAAGAAATTCAGTACTGGCTGCTTCAGCTGCGATTTTTCCGGATCCAGTTTTACTTTCTACTGCAAGTTCAGCTTTTTTTCTGTTTTCCGCAGCAGCTTCTGCTTGACTTATTTTTAGGTTTTCAGCGGTTGATTGAATACCTTCTGATTGCTGTCGAAATCCCAGCATAATTTCACCCTGGGTAGTGGCAACTTTATTAAAACCAGAATTAGCCGCTATTTGCTTTTGTACTTCAGTAGAGTTCATCCGTATGGCGATTTGTTCGTTGATTGATTCAATTTGCTTTTTATACGTTTCAGCCTCTTCCTTTGTACCAGCGTGTTTTAAATTCTCAACTGCATTTCTCAATGGTTCTGCTAACTCACCAATTCCTTGTGCAACTTCAAGATTTTTCTCAGTCAACGCACCACCAGTAACATAGTTTTTTATTAAGTCTCCAACAATTTTTGGTGTATTTTGAATAACACTGTCAACGGAAGACTTTGCTTCTTTATTGACATTCACATTAAGTGCTGCTTGATATTTCATGTCATTTTTGTTTGCTTCCATGATAGAAATTTGTTCTTTTCTACTAATTCCGTATAATTGAGTGGTTTTATCCATCTCTTTACCAAGTTTATTAACTGATTCAAATAACAGATTCTGATTTTCGACCTTTGATAAATCCAAATGCCGCTGTGTTGTCATTGACATTGCTAGTAATTTGTTTTGTTCACCAGTTGTCCATGCCATTTTAGCCAATGATTCAGAAGCACCAGAATCACGAAAGCTAGTGGCAACAGATGTAAAAATCTTGCCACTTTCATTCATAGTACCACCGAGTCCAGCAAACCCACTACCAGCTGCTTGAATCGAATCCGCCCATTCAGCCATGCTCATTCTTGACTTTGCAACACTAGCATGTAAGCCGATAGCATCATTATTCCAATTTGTACCAAATGTACTCGTAGCAGTTTGCCATTCTTTTAATACATTACCCACTGCTCCAGTAAAGCCGTTAACAGCAGTAGTCGCAGAGCTAAACGGATTACTCCAGTCAGTTGACTGCCGAAAACCAGCGCTGTTTCCTGTTTGATTTTTGGTTAATGAATCTCTAATTTCTGCTAATAAATCATCTGTTCTAGACATAACTTTTTCCGTAAAATATGCGTATATAAATACTAATTATATTTATGCGGAGAAAAACATGTCAGCAAATCCATTAAAAGATTATTTTAGACAACCAAAAATTTTTTTAAAACTACCTTCATTAGGTCGGTTTAATGATTCAACTACCATTACGGGAAATGTTGAAAACTTACCAATTTACGGTATGACTGGGATGGATAAAATCCTAATTAAAACACCAGATGCATTATTAAATGGTGAAAGTACAGTGAGAATTATCCAAAGTTGTTGTCCAAATATTTTAAATGCGTGGGAGATGACAACATTAGATATCGAAAGTTTATTAGTAGCCATAAGAATTGCAACGTCAGGAAGTATCATGGATATTTCAGAATATTGCCCAAACTGCAGTACTGAAAATACATATGAATTGAATGTCAATAAATTTTTAGAACATTACAATACATGTAATTTTATTTCTGATGTTATGATCGGGGATTTGATTGTGAAGTTAAAACCTCTCACTTATAAAAAATCTACTGAATTTGGTTTAGAAAACTTTGCGCTACAAAAACAAATTAACCATATATCACAACTCGAAGATGATAAAGAAAAGAATACTTTAGCAACTGATGTTTTTGTTAGATTTGGTGTTTTACAAAATAAAATATTGTTAGCCAGTATTGATTACATTGAAACACCAAATGGGATAGTTTCTGAATTTGGATTTATTAAAGAATGGATTGATAACTGTGATGGATCGGATATTTCAAAAATCAAAGAATCAATGGATATTAACAGTAAAGAATGGCGGTTACCATCAAATACAGTTAATTGTTCTAGTTGTGGTTTTCAACATGATATCGAAGTTGATTTGGATCAAGCCAGTTTTTTCGATATAGCCTAACAAGAATGTCAGACTCAGAAATTGAGGAGTATCTGGTTAGGCTAGATAATGAGGTACTAAATTTTAAAGATAGATTATTCAATATCAGTTGGCATATGAGAGGAGGTGTTACTATGCATGAATTGCTACATGTATATTCTGAAGATGATCTCGGAATAATGGACAACATAATTAAACAACACATTGATTTAACTAAAGAAACAAAAATGCCATTATTATAATTATTTTTTAGCTCGTGGATCAAATCCACCACCGTATATTACCGATGTTGATTCCCTATCTGGATCAGTTGTTTGTGTTCCACTAATACTAGGATCTACATTAACTAGTGGTTTCGTTGTATCTATTTTTGGAATATTGGTTCCTAATTTTTCATTAGATAAGCCAATTAATGAGTTAAAAAATTCTTCAGATTTTAATTCACTATCTTTAATAAATTTCTCAACTGGTATTCCAACATTTTTAATAAATTGCTGGAATACTGGTTGCATCATAGCAATTGCAATATACTGCGATGCTTCTGGAGTGTCTAATTTAGACATGAAATATGCCTGAGCAGTTGTTGATGGAATTTTACTCGCAACTCTTCCAATAATGGGGATTTGTGACAATCTACGTAAACCAAATTTTGTTACTTTACGAGTAATAGTTTGTGCTGCTACTTTTCCTATCAAATCGGATAATTGCTTAATATGATACTCATCAAATTCCTTTTGATTCATTTCCTTACTATTCAATGAATTCTCAGCTATCTGCATATTTTTATAGTACTCAGTAAATGGTTCAATTATTAATGATAACCACCACATAGTAGACACAGCTGATATCACCCATTTCAATGAACCAAGTATCATACTAGTTAATCCAAATTTACTTTCAGTTATAAGTTCTCTAATTTTCATGATAAATCCTTTCATTTATTTAGGTATTACTAAAGGAGAACTAACGTTCTCCTGTTCTTCGCTGTCGCTCATCACATTTTTTAATTATTAATAATAACCACTCAGTACATATTCAACTAGATTACGATTTACATAATTGCCCCCATAAATGGGAGCAAAAATAATAATTTCAACTGAGTTGACTTCATTACTAGAGTAGCACTGGTTACAGAGGCGGTTGGCCGATACCTCGAAGCGCGATTATTGTT